GAAAAGGACTTTAAAGATCAGCACACTGTTGATAAGAAGGATGAAGAACAGACTGTTGGCGTTGACACCAAAGGTATGGATGGTGGCGTGAAGAAGGCTCCTGCACGTACTGGTGACAAAGCTCAGGCTGAGACAATGCAATCAGTACCAAAAACTACAGGACAGTAAACAATGAATAAGCCAGGTTGGTTGAAAGACTCTATCGCAAAATCCAACGGATATTTTTCTCCGCGGGGTGAGCACCTTAAAAGTGCAAAGCTAACACAAGAACAGATTGATGCTTGGAATGGCACTCCAGCTCCTGCTCCTGAGCCTGAAGTAGAAGAAGTGGTTGAAGAAACCGCTCCTGCTGTTGAAGTAACAACTGTTGAGGTTGAAGCTGCACCAAAGAAGAAGAAGTTTTTCGGTAAGAAAAAGTAATCTAAATACCTTCATAGATCAACCATTGAGAATGTGAAATGAAGGTATTTGATACACTTAACGATAACAACTTTATGCTCTTTGCGGCAAATAGCTATAACAACCCGCAGTGTGTTGATGCGGAAGAGTTTAATGATGACCTGAGTCGATTCAAATATTTGAAGAGACTTTTAGGAAGATATGAACAGACAGGTGACTTGCAGGAACGTCTAATCCTCAATCACCTGATTGTTATACACAATGTGTTTGGGATTCCAGCTGCTAGGAAGATGCTGGAATACAAGATTGATGATAAGCATTGGCCTGTTGTAAAAACTTGCTTGATCTTCCTACATTATATGAAGTCTGATGANATGGTTGGTGTAGAATTGGATCCAACAGTAGTGGATCGACTGAGGAAGATTTAATGGGTATAACAAGAATTGCTGATACAATATATGCGTTTCGATTCCTCAAGTTGTTAGTAACACCTTGGGAAAAGACGAATGCTTATAAACTCGGCATTGTAGATGACAACGGAAAGAAGCTCAAGAAGCCTGAAACGGCTGAAGAGAAAGATGCTTATAACATCTTCCATAAGCTCGTCTACAATATCAAAAGACTCCTGAACAAACTCCCAATGGGACAGACTCGTCTGGCCTCATATGCTGCTGCTCTGTATCTAATCAAAGAGAACACTGGTCTATCAGAGCAAGAGATCCAAGACGTCCTCGATAAGATGGAACTTGATTTTGATACAACTGAAACTGTAACAGAGTCGTGGATCCAGAACGATGAGATCTTACTTCCAGGTGTATACACTCTTAATGAAGATTTTGCTAACCCTAAGACAGGTGAGATGATTCATCCAAAGGGAAGCCAGGTGAAGGTATCAGATAATTGTGAACCTGTTGATACTATTTTCAACACACACATCTATGAAGTAACTCATATCAAGACACAGCAATCAATCTATGTTGCAGCAGTGGATCTTGAACGATGAATGAGAACTTCATGGACGGTAAGAAGTCAAAAGACTCTAAGCCTGGTATCATTCGTCAACGCCTGGGTAAGGGCAAAGACGAAAAGCTAACAAAGGCTGATGCTCGTAAGCTGATCAAAAAGGGACGTGATATGGGTGGAGAAAAAGGAAAGAAAATTGCTGGACAGGGTCAGTTCATCCTAAACATGGTTGATGAAGATGCTGTTCCAGCTGCAGCTAATGCTGTTGCTCATGGAGGTGTTGATATGACACCAGGTAAGAAGCAGCAGATGATGAAGAAGAAAGTCCTAAAGCGATTTAAGGACTATATGAAGGACAAGTAGATGTTTGGTGTCCTCAGTGCAATAAAATATATTGTTATCCTCCTAATTGTTGTTGCCATTGGAGGTGGTTTGTGGTATATTAGTGATCTAAAAGCAAACCTAGCAGTGGCTAAGCAAAATGAAGTTAAATTACAGGAGGGTATTGAAGCTCAGCAACGGNTGATNGAAGGGATGCAGCGTGATATTGAATCTATCCAGGCTGCTAATCAAGCCCTTGCAGATCAGCAACGTCAAGCTCAACAAGAGATCCAGAACCTCACAGATAAGTTCAATGTTAATGCTCGTGGTGAGTCAAGAGACTTTGGTGCTCTTGCAGCTGAGAAGCCAAGACTGATTGAGCGACTGATTAACCGAGGTACTGATAATGCTCTTCGTTGTTTAGAGCTTGCTACAGGTGCTGAACATACAGAGAAAGAATTGAATGCTAAAAAGACAAGTGAGACGAATCGTGAATGTCCTGCGATTGCCAATCCTAATTACATCAGCACTACTCCTTAGTGGTTGTGTTAGTCTTTGGCCATTCGGTCAAGAGGACGTGAAGCCTGTTGAGATTGTTACTCAAGAGATTAAACGTACTCCACTGAATCTACCTGATCCAGCTCCACTACAACCCCAAGAGCTGAATTGGATAGTCATTACACCTGAGAATGCTGAGCAGGTGTGGACTAAGCTGCAAGAGAACAACACTGACTTGGTTCTTATTGCGCTGACTGATGAGGGGTATGAAAGTTTAGCTGTGACCATGGCAGAAATTAGAAACTATATTATGGCACAGAGAACAATTATTGTAAAGTATAGGGAATACTATGAAACACCTGAAGATCCTACTACTAGCGAGTAGCCTTGCAACCCTTTCTGGTTGTGCAGCTTATGACGCTTTCAATATGGCTGGTTATGATAACAATGAGTATCTGCTAGCAACTCAAGTACGAACAGCCGCAGAGCTGAGTACTGAAGCCTGTGAGTACCGAGAGATTATCGATCGCAATCTGATTCATATGAACACTCTCTCACTGACACTGGTCAACTACACAGAACATCTTCCTAACAATCAAGAAGCTAATGATCTAGCTGCAAAGCTCCATAAGCTGGTCACAACGACCTATGATGCTTATGACAGCCCTGATGTATCTGTTGGTTACTGTAAAGCTAAAATGAACTTAATCGAAAAGAATGCAGCTTCTATCCAAGAAGCGCTCGGGGGTAAGCCACAATGACATTAGACGAAATTCAACAGGAATATGAAGATTACAAAGCACTGTATGAGAATCAAGAGATCAGTGCAAGTGAATATAAGGACTTGCTGAATAGTATCGCGATATCGAAAGCTATCGCTGAAGGTACTGATGAGCTAGAGCGTAAAACAGAACTGAACAAGATGATCAATCTCGCTATTGATGGTCTATCGTTGGTGTTGTGATGCCTGCGTCGTTCTGGGGTGTTATGTGTTTAGTCGGGATATGCGTTAGTGTGTATCTCGTCTATAGTAGCATAAAATACTTCTCTGAATGTAATTATCGGTCGGATCAAAAAAACAAAAAGACTAGATAATATACTGTTGATTATTCCCTCGATCCAGGGTATAATGCGCTATCTAACTTATCAAGGTGAACTACTATATGCATGGGATTACTGTCATTAAACGAAACGGATCGAAGGAACCCTTTGATCTAGATAAAGTCCATAAGGTTCTCGAATGGGCTACTGAAGAGATCAACGGTGTATCGATCTCTGAGATTGAACTCAAAGCAAACATTCAACTGTACGATGGCATCAAAGCTGATGATATCCATGAGCTGTTGATTAAGTCTGCTGCCGAGCTGATTTCTGAAAACACNCCAAACTATCAGTTTGTTGCTGCTCGTCTGGTCAACTATAAGATCCGTAAAGAGGTGTATGGTGAGTTTGAACCAATCCCTCTACTTGATCTAATAAACAACAACATTGATCGTGGCTACTATGATCCTAAGATCCTTGATTATTATACCAACGATGAGATCAATCAGTTAGACACATACATTAGACATGAGCGTGATTGGACGTTTACATACGTTGGTATGGAACAGTTCCGTGGAAAGTATCTTGTTCAGAATCGTATCACTAAGCAGTTGTACGAATCTCCTCAGGTCCTTTACATGATGGTTGCTGCTACCCTATTTTCTCAGTATCCAGCAAATGAGAGATTGAAGTGGGTTAAGGACTTTTATGATGCTGTATCCAATTTTTATATATCTCTGCCAACGCCTATTATGGCAGGTGTCCGTACTCCTACAAGACAGTTCTCTTCGTGTGTTCTTATTGAGACTGGAGATAGTCTTAACTCAATTAATGCAACCTCCACGTCAATTGTCCGCTATATTTCGAAGAAGGCTGGTATCGGTATTGGATCTGGTGCTATACGTGCTATTAGCTCTTCAATTGGTGATGGCTCGGTTGTTCATACTGGTCTCATCCCATTTCTTAAATATTTCCAGGCAGCCGTCAAGTCCTGCTCTCAAGGTGGCGTTCGGGGTGGAGCTGCTACTGTATATCTACCTGTATGGCATCTGGAGTTCGAAGATCTTGTCGTCCTAAAGAATAACAAGGGAACAGAAGAGAACCGAGTCCGTCATATGGACTATGCATTCCAGTTTAACAAGCTGATGTATGAGCGTCTGTTGTCTGGTGGAAACATTACACTGTTCTCTCCTAATGATGTTCCTGGATTGTATGATGCATTCTATGAGGATCAGGATAAGTTCCGTCAGCTCTATGAAGCTGCAGAGAAGAATACTAAGATCCGTAAGAAGGTTATTTCTGCTATTGATCTATTCTCTCAGTTCATCACAGAGCGTAAGGACACAGGTCGTATCTACCTTATGAATGTTGATCATGCAAATGATCATGGGGCTTTCATTTCAGAACAAGCTCCTATTAAGCAATCTAACCTTTGCTGTGAAATCAATCTCCCCACAAAACCATTGGAGGCTTATAATGACGAAGAAGGAGAAATTAGCTTATGTACTCTCTCAGCTATCAACTGGGGACTCATCGATAAGCCAGAAGACTTCGAAAAATACTGTACACTATCCGTACGAGGCCTGGACGCCCTACTCGATTACCAAGGCTACCCTGTCAATGCAGCTCGACGGTCAACAATGGACCGTAGACCTCTTGGAATCGGGATCATTAATCTCGCATACTTCTTGGCCAAGCGTGGACTGAAGTATGATGATAGTGCACTAGCTACTGTCGATGAATATGCAGAAGCATGGTCGTACTATTTAATTAAGGCTTCAGCTGAATTAGCTGCTGAAAAAGGCGCGTGTGGAAAGACAAATGAAACTAAATACTCACACGGCTTACTTCCNATTGACACATACAANAAAGAAGTAGATGATCTAATCACACACACAGAGAGAATGAATTGGAATGAGCTACGAGAAACCCTCAAGGTTAGTGGAATCCGAAATAGCACACTTATGGCACTCATGCCAGCAGAAACGTCAGCGCAAATTAGTAACAGCACTAACGGGATTGAGCCTCCTCGCGCTCTTGTATCTTACAAACAGTCTAAAGATGGTGTTATGGCTCAAGTCGTACCTGGCTACTATCATTTGAAGAACAAGTACGATCTTCTGTGGGATCAAAAGTCTCCAGAAGGATATTTAAAGATTTGTGCAGTGCTGCAGAAGTATATCGATCAAGGTATCTCTGTTAATACATCATACAACCCAGAACATTTTGAGGAAGGAAAGGTTCCGATGTCTCAAATGATTAAGGACATTGTTACTTTCTACAAGTATGGTGGGAAGCAGTTGTACTATAATAATACATTTGATGGTGCTGGTGAGATTAAGGACGATGACATTGTCCATAAAGCTGATTATGATATAGATGATGATGCATGTGAATCCTGTGTGATCTAATGGATTATCAGGTTTCAGCTGAAGAGGTCGCATGGGCGAGTACTGATCCTGACGACCTCTGGGTCTTAGATAAACTAATTGTTGCACGTAAAATGGGATATGTATGTGGCCCAACTGGAACTCAGGTTCCAGAACCGGGTCACTATATTGTACGGCCATGTGTTAATATGATTGGCTTGGGTTTAGGAGCTGAGAAGAAGTTCATAGTTAATACAACAGATACATTTCCACTTGGAACTTTCTGGTGTGAATTCTTTGAAGGACGCCATTTTAGCGTTGACTTTCACTACGGAAAGCAGGTATTATGTGTGGAAGGTATCAGAGAGAAATATCATACCAGTCTCACTCGCTGGGACAAATGGATTAGAGTTGAGGAGAAGTTTGAGCTCCCAGGTATATTGAAGACGTTGAAGAAAAGCTATGAATGGATCAATTGTGAGTTCATAGGAGATAAGTTGATAGAAGTACATCTTCGTCATAACGAAGATTTTAGTAAGGGAACAAACATACAAGAGTTTATTCCCGTATGGGAAGGTGAAAGGACCGATCCAGATGAGGGTTGGCGATATATTGAATATCCAGACCTGCATGGTCGAATCGGTGCGTTTATAAGAGAGGATTATAAGAATGTCAGTATTTAAGGTTCAGAAGAAGAGTCATATGGACTCTCTAATGTTTTTCGATGGTGGGGTTGATATTGCTCGCTACGATCAAATCAAGTATCCAACACTAGATAAAATTACAGATAAGCAGCTGGGCTTCTTTTGGCGTCCAGAAGAAGTCGACGTGTCTAAAGATCGAAGCGACTTTGCTCAGCTTACAGACCATGAGAAGCATATCTTCACATCAAACCTTAAGCGTCAGATCCTACTTGACTCTGTGCAAGGTCGTGGTCCAGCTGAAACGTTGATGCCTGTTGCATCTATTCCAGAGCTCGAGCCATTGGTTATGACCTGGACATTTATGGAGACTATTCATAGTCGTTCATACACCCACATCATTCGTAACGTCTATGCAAACCCATCCAAGGTGTTTGATGAGATGCTCGATATCAAAGAGATCGTTGACTGTGCAGAAGACATCAGTAAGTACTATGATGACTTCATTGAGTATTCACGTTGGTGGGAACTCCTTGGTGAAGGACACTTCCGAATTACTGATAAAGTAACTCAAGAAGACCGCTATGTTAACATCGACAAGTATGAGCTGAAGAAGAAGCTCTGGCTTGTACTGAACTCTATCAATGTTCTTGAAGGCGTACGTTTCTATGTCTCATTTGCATGCTCATGGGCATTTGCAGAGCTGAAGAAGATGGAAGGTAATGCTAAGATCATCAAGTTCATTGCACGTGATGAGAACACACACCTAGCTGCATCACAAACTATTCTAAAAACACTTCCTAAGGACGATCCTGATTTCTTGAAGATCAAGGAAGAGTGCCTTGAGGAAGTTAACAATATGTTCCTGGCTGCTATCGAACAAGAGAAGCAGTGGGCTCATTACTTGTTCAAAGACGGATCTATGATCGGTCTGAATGAGAAGCTATTAGGTGATTATGTAGAATGGATCGGAGCTCGTCGTATGCGCGCGCTTGGAATGAATGTTCCATATCATGTATCACAGGCTAACCCTCTTCCATGGACAGAGAAATGGATCGGTGGTGGTAACGTACAGGTTGCTCCACAAGAAACAGAGATCTCTTCCTATGTGATTGGTGGGGTGAAACAAGACGTATCAGAAGAAACATTTAAAGGATTGTCACTATGAAGGTTATGATGTACACATCTGAGAACTGTGCGTATTGCGAAGGGGCTAAGCTCCTTTGTTCTACAAAGGGTTATGAATATAATCAAGTTGTGGTTGGAAGGGACATACAGCGAGAAGAGTTCGTGGAAATGTATCCAGCTCAACGAACTGTTCCTCTGATATTTGTTACGGAAGATGGTTTAACATCTAAAATTGGTGGATATCAGGAGTTTAAGAAATGGGCGGAAGCACGCGAGGCAACTCGAGGAATGACGCTGTAATGAAGGAATGCTACCATTGTGGAGTAATATATGAGGTAGTGTTGGATGAAGACTTCGAGGGAGAACAGATCAACTTCTGTCCTGCATGTGGACATGAAGCTGAAATCGAGCTCGATTTCGAAGAGTAATAAATAGCTCCAGCAATGGAGTTATTATGTGGTTATACGAGAACAAAGAATTTGAACCTGAGAATTTGGATCCGAAAGAACTTTATGGTTTTGTTTACATGATTGTCAATAACGAAACAGGAAAAAAGTACATCGGTAAAAAGTTCTTCTGGTCCTCCAAGACTCGACAAGTCAAAGGTAAGCGGAAGCGCTACAAGGCCGAGTCAGATTGGAGAGACTACTATGGATCAAACGCCGTATTGGCAGAAGAGGTTAAAAGTGCTGGTGCTAGCAAATACACCCGCTTTATACTTCATCTATGCAGATCTAAAGCAGAGTGTGCGTACCTTGAGGCAAAAGAGCAATTCGCTCGTGATGTTCTTGTTAGTGATGAGTATTATAATGATTGGGTATCAGTACGTGTAACACGTCGCCACCTAGTTAAAGTGAAGGATAGAATCCGTGGGTGAAGTAATTGAGTTTCCAAAGAATGAAAAGACAGAATTCCATCAGGATCCAATAAACGCTGAAGCAATAAGTAATGCTCATACAATTGTACATTTTGCTGTTGACTTATTGAACGATTGCGGGTATGATGTAAACAATGAAAAGACAGTTAAAGATCTAGGAATGATAGCTAACTTTCTTTATGCTACGATGGTAAGAGCTCGTGGCGAAGAGCATGTCCTCGGTGAAGTGATGGACGATATACAGAATGAACTTACAATGTTGAAGAAGATATTAGATGATATTAATTGATTATAATGGCCTAGCAGTAGGCACTGTTGTTATGAATAAGATGGAAGCTAGTGAGGATATGATTCGTCATATGATCCTTAACCAGATCCGTATGTACAACAAGAAGTTCCGTGATGAATATGGACAGGTCGTTATCTGTTGTGAAGGTCGTTCATGGCGTAAAGAATTCTTCTCTGAGTACAAAGCTAATCGTAAGAAGACTCGTGATACATCATCCCTTGATTGGAATGAAGTGTTCCGTATCCTCAATACTGTACAAGAGGAGATCGAGCAGAACTTCCCATACAAAGTCGTCCAGGTTCATACAGCTGAAGCTGATGATATCATTGGTGCACTGGCTGAGTATACTAATGAGTTTGGGAACAACGAACCTGTGATGATCATATCCAATGACAAGGACTTCCTGCAGCTGCAGAAGTATTCTAATGTCAAACAGTATTCTCCTATGAAGAAAAAGCTAATTACAGAACCTCATCCTCATAAATATCTACTTGAGCATATCTGTAAAGGAGATAGCGGTGATGGGATTCCTAATATTAATTCAGCTGATCGTACTTTTGTGGATGGCGGACGACAGACCCCCGTTAGACAAAAGCTACTTGACGAGGTTGTCGCAAACTACGAAAATCTAGAGGCTGTTCTGACTACCGAGCAACTTCGTAATTTTCATCGTAACCGCCGTTTAATCGACCTAGGATCGATGAATGAAGCCGTGCGTGAAGAGATTATAAATAGCTATGAATCAGTTAAGACTGCACCTAAGATGAAGGTTCTTAACTACCTAGTTAAAAAACGATTGAAACAATTGATAGAATGTGTTGAGGAGTTCTACTAGTATGGCATTGATGATCCATGAGATCTTGGAGAAAGTGGCTGAAGCACCAACCCGAAAAG